TATTTCCAAAAGCTTTCACGATGACTACATCGAGCAAAACGCTAAATTCCGCAGTGATGCGGGTTTGAAGTGTTACATCACTCGAACAGGAAGCGGTACAAGCTGTCCCTGGTGTTCAGAAGTTTCCGGAAAATTCACCTTCGATGACGCTCCTGCCGGAGTTTTCAGGCGGCATGATAAATGCAACTGCGAGATCGTCTATGAAAACGGTCGGACACGTCAGAACCTGAAAGGTGCGGTCAATGAGGAAGGTCAGCGGACGAAGAAATGGGAAGTCGCTGAGGAAGTGAATGTTGAGCCGCCTAAGAAGTTCAGCTCAGATGAGCAGCCGAAAGGTTTTTCGCCTAAAGTGTTGACAGCTTCCTCCAAAAATGATAAAATAGAGGTAGCCTCAAATGCACATTCTCGGAATCTTGATCTGGAAGCGACAATCAAGAAATGTATAAAGCAGGATAAACCTATCTTTGCTAATGGAAAATTAGCAGAATATTTTGAAAGGATCCCGCCTGAAGAAAAAAAATATATTACTTCAATGCACGGAACGGATCATTCGGTTATGTTGTATGATCAAGAAGTCGATGCAAAAATATTGGCGAACATTTTACGAAACAGAACTGACTATCATAATGAAGAAATAGTTTTAATTTCATGTCACACTGGCAATACAGAAACAACAGTTAATTGTTTTGCTCAGCAGTTATCTGATGAAATGGGAGTTTCAGTATATGCTCCTACAAGATATGGAGCTATTAATACAAATGGTAAATACTATTCATCAGATAAAACAGGATTAAAACGTGAAGGAGAATTTCTTGAATTTGTACCAAGGAGGAATAGTTAATGAAAGAAATATGTGCTTATAGGGAAATAACTGAAAAACCAACTGACCCTCCTGTAACTTCTGGAATTCATTTTTTTTGCGAAGAAAAGCAAGTTGTTCTAAATTATTTAAAGCAGCATGAACCGGAGGTTGTCCAAGCTCATGCTATGAAAGATTATGTAAATGGTCATAATTTAATAGAAAGTGTTGAATGTTTCACTGATGGGGAATACTTTTGGACAAATGAGGAAACATATCTTTTTGAAAAATATGATCTTAAACTAAATGATGACTTTATTGAATATGTATTAAACCGCCCATAACAAGGCGGTTTTCTTATGCCCATTTGAAGGAGGTGAGAAAATGGGGAAATACGGCAGCGGAATAACCTTTGGAACAGCTTGCAGCTATGAAAAAGAAGAGATAAAACACGCTCTGAACGGTGAAGTTCTTGATTCATGGGACGAAGAGGGAAGACACTGGAGAAAGGCAACTAAAGAAGAAACTGACAAGGTTATCCTTGCAGCATACGATGAACTGTTCTATCAGGCTGATCAGCTGAGGGCAAGCGGCTGTGCTATGGATAAGATACACGGCAGCCTTACCAAAGAAGAGTTTGAAAAATACATGATGTACAGAGAAGATGATCTGATGAAGCATTCGGATAACTACAGGTATGAATTTGAAGATTGACAAAACAGCACCGTGAGGTGCTATTTTTATACCCTGACGGAGGTGAGAAAATGGCAAAGCCGAACCTGCGCCCCGATCACAACGGTCCGCAGCGTGCGCAGTTTGAATCCAACAAAAAGAAGATCTATGCCACTCAGGAGGTCTGCGGCATATGCGGAAAAAGAGTAGATTTCGGCTTCAAATTTCCTCACCCTCTCAGCCCCTGCATCGACCATATCATTCCCGTGGCAAGAGGCGGTCACCCTTCTGATATCGCAAATTTGCAGCTTGCTCATATGTGCTGCAACCGTCAGAAGTCCGATAAGCTTGTGCCTAAGCAGCAGCTCAGCTCTGAACCGGAGATCGTTTCTAACCGGCTGCTGCCGCTGACCTTCGACTGGAAAACTCTGTAAAGCTGAAAGGAGCTGATCTGATGAGCGGTAAAAGGCTTGGCAGACAGTCTCCTACAGTCTCGGTCATTTTGCCGTATGAGGAATCTCTTGGCTCTGAGGCTGCTGCAATCTACAACAGCTCCGGCAGAACTGCTCAGCCCTGGCAGGAGCTGATGCTTGAAGATATCATGGCTGTGAACAGTGAAGGTCTGTATGTTCACATGAAATTCGGCTGGAGTATTCCCCGAAGAAACGGAAAGTCCGAAATTCTCATAATGCGGTCGCTTTACGCTGTTTCTCACGGTGAACGTGTGCTGTATACCGCTCACAGAACTACCACCTCTCACAGCGCCTATGAAAAAATCCTCGACCGGCTTGCTAAGGCTGGCTATGAAAAGGACAAGGATTTCATTTCAACTAAGCAGTTCGGTCTCGAACACATTGAGTGGACAGACGGTGAGGGCGTTATAAATTTCCGGACACGAACCAGTACAGGCGGTCTTGGCGAAGGCTATGATCTGCTCATTATCGACGAGGCTCAGGAGTACACCGCCGATCAGGAATCTGCCCTGAAATATGTTGTCACCGACAGCAAAAATCCACAAACGCTAATGTGCGGTACACCGCCGACTGCTGTCAGCTCCGGCACTGTTTTTTTAAACTATCGAAAAGCTTGTCTAACTGGCAGCGATAACGCTCAGGACTGCGGCTGGGCTGAATGGTCAGTACCGGAGCTTACTGACGCTCACGATCCTGAGCTTTGGTATGAGACAAATCCGTCTCTGGGTACGATTTTATCTGAGCGAACTATCCGCTCTGAGCTGGGTGACGATCAGGTGGACGACAATATCCAGCGTCTTGGTCTGTGGCTGAGATACTCGCAAAGATCAGCTATCAGCCGCAAGGAGTGGGACAGCTTTTTGCTGCCTGAAAAGCCTGTCCTGAAAGAACCGGCAAGGCTGTTTTTCGGTGTGAAATTTTCAAAGACAACAGGAAATGTTTCTCTTGCAGCTGCGGTAAAACAAGCTGACGGCAGGATCTTTGTTGAAGCGATCGACTGCCGCCCGGTCAGAGAAGGCAATGACTGGATAATTGCATTTCTGCGGAATCCTCACGCTGAAAAGGTCTGCATTGACGGTGCCGGCAATCAAAGCATTCTTGTCAATGATATGAACAACGCTCAGGTGAAATGTGCTGCGATACTGCCAAAAACCTCAGATGTTATCGAAGCTAATGCGCTGTTTGAAAAGCAGCTTTTTGCCTGCCAGATATGCCACATGGGGCAGCCTGCACTTGCTCAGGCAGCTTCAAACTGTGAGCATCGTGCTATCGGAAACAGCGGAGGTTTTGGCTACTCTTCCATACTCAAAGGCGCAGACGTTTCACTGTTAGAGGCTGTTTCACTGGCTCACTGGATTTGTGCCGGTGCAAAGGAAGTTTCAAAACAGGTATTTCAATACTGAAAGGAGTTTTTATGGATAAGGAAACTTTGAACAAGATCAATACTCTTACCCGGAGAGAGTTTTCAGAAAATGAACTGTATACATTTTCTGTCATTCTCTGCGATAACGACATTGACCGTGACGGAGAATGTTTTTCAGATGCCGCACTTGAACAGCTTAAAAGTCTGTTTATAGGTAAGACCGGCATCTTTGACCATTCTCCCACCGCAGCCAATCAGAGTGCAAGAATATATGATACTGAGATAGTTACCGACACTGCACGGCTTACAAAATACGGTCAGCCGTACAAATGCCTGAAAGCCTCAGCTTACATGGTGCGTACTGACGAAAACAGCACTCTCATTACTGAGATCGACGGCGGTATCAAAAAAGAGGTCAGCATTTCATGCAGTGCTGCAAGTAAGAAATGCTCAGTCTGCGGCTGTGAGCTGAATACTGCTTCATGCTCGCATACTAAGGGGATCCAGTACGGTGACAGGCTGTGCTATACAATGCTGGACAATATCACCGATGCGTATGAATGGAGCTTTGTAGCTGTTCCGGCACAGATAAATGCCGGTGTAACAAAGAAATTCAACATTGAAGGAGGGAAGAAAATGGAAAGTGATTTCACACCTATCACTACTCAGGAGGACTTCGATGCAGCGGTTCAGGAGCGTATCAATGCTGCTGTTGAAGACACCAAAAAGGCTTATGAAGGCTGGAGTTCACCGGAGGAGGTCAGCCAGCTCAATGAAAGATGCAGGGTAAGCGAAGCGAGGGCTGTCAAGATGAAGGCTGCCAGTGAATTTGGCATACCTCTTGAACTGTCAGAAAGGCTCTCCGGTGAGACAGAAGAGGATATCCGCAAGGACGCTGAAGCTTTCGCAAAATTCCTTGCACCTAAGCTTAAGCCCACACCACGAACCTCCGGCGATGCAGCTTCCGGGAACTCCAGAACTGCTGCTCAGCTGGAAATGCTCCATGAGATCAATAACAATTAAGGAGGAAATTCATGGGAACAACTACTACAACCGGTACACTTTTTAAGCCGGAGCTTATCACAGATATGTTCAACAAGGTCAAGGGCCATTCAACTCTTGCCAAGCTCTGCGGCGGCACGCCTATTCCCTTTGCAGGTATAGACGTTTTCACATTTTCAATGGACGGTGAGGCTTCAATAGTCGGTGCGGGCGGAAATAAAACACCCG